ATGTTTAGGCCGCTACCGGACGAGCCAGTATCGGGCATAGTACGGTCAATGCGGAGAGAGCCACGGCCACGATTGGCAGACAGCAAGCTGGCATCCCGGCGATTGCTACCTTCTGCAGGAGCCACAGAGGCCAACGGAGCTGCGGGAGCTGGAGGCGCTGGAGGTGGAGCTGGAGGTGGAGCTTTAGGGGTGGAAAGGCACATAATTCATTTCTCCAGAATGTTCTGGTTCTGCAAGTTGAAGTGGTGCCGGATCAGTCTAACGACCGAGACTTGCCCAGACTGGAACCTCACGGCATCCATGCTGTCATGGATATCCGGGGATCGGTCAGGAAATCGCTTTTCCAACACCTCAAGTAATTCTTTAGATATCTTTGGGAACTTTAAGTTATCCATAGTCTTCCAATTGGGCAACCATTAAATCCCTACCTTGTCAAAGGCCTTTACCCACATGGCACAAATATCTGATCGGACGATGTCGTCCACAGTGAACTCGATGTGGTCCACGGGCAGATTCTGGTGCTTGATCATGTCGATAATGGTCTTCAATCCAGAGGTAGACCGGAGGTCTGACTGCTTAATATCGCCATTCAGGAGCACTTGAGACTCCTCCCCGATACGGGTCAGGAACATCTTCATCTCGGAAGGTGAGGTGTTCTGAGCCTCGTCCAGGATCACGAAGGCATTGTTGAAGGTACGGCCACGCATGACCTCGAAGGGAACGATGTCGATCTGACGCTTCTTGGTTGCGATAGCGTAGACCTCGGGGCCAAGGCAGGCCTCCAAGACATCGGTGAAGGGGATCACCCAGGGTGCCATCTTCTCCTCCATGGTGCCTGGGAAGAATCCTAAGGATCTCCCAGAGGCCACGTTGGGTCTGGTCAGGATGATCTTGTCGATCTGTCCCTTGGCGAACAGGGTGGCAGCGTAGGTAGACGCGATGAAAGTCTTACCCGTACCCGCAGGACCAGTGACGATCACCTGAGGGCAAGCCTTGAGGGCTTTGATGTAGGCTGCTTGTTTGTCGTTCTTTGGGAGGAGGACGATCCGTTGACCGCCCTCTTCCTTAGCACGGTACTTCGATGTGCGTTTTGATGTCATTCCGCTGGTTCGTAGGTGAGTTCAAAAATATCCGGTTTACAGGGATAATGTTCCCCCTTCACACCAGTAATGATCCAGTCTCCAGGCGACACAACGTGTCCACCCTCAAGCGTGTCTACCCATCCGTTACCTCTCTCAAACTCAGTAACTGCGGGGTGATCACCCATTTTGAACCATTGCACAGCATCAATAACGACAGGTCGTTTCCGAAATTTCATACGTTCCTTAGCGAATGGGACAGGCACCTGTTGAACAGTCTTCACCTTGGATCTCGTCAAAGCTATTCGCTTGGTCGATCTCCAGAGGGACAATTCGTGAGGCATATTCGTCAAACACTTCCTTGCTCACCACTTCCTGAGGTAGGTAGAGGTAACCAAGATCTTTGGCTGTCTTGCTGGGGTCAGCACGGAACAGGAAGGATACGCCTACATAGACGTTCCAGTTGTCCATCAGCCAATCAATGATGGCTGGGACTTCATCAACGGAGTAGCTGATAGTCGCAGAGACGTTCTGCTGGCACCAGTTCTCCATGATCAGTTTGTAACGCTCTAGTTGGCTTACGGCTGACTCTAGGTTCACCTCAAGATCGATCCCATCCTTGTGTACCTTGTCGAAAGGCACATCATCCCAGCTCACCGGGAAGGTGATCAGGACAGACTCGGAATCAACTGGATTATCGAACACACGGTAGCCAGCAGCACGGCACAGGGGTACCAGAGGATCGTGCTTAGAGAAGTTGACATTGTTGAAGACATACTTTCCTAGGGGTTTGTGGACTCCCTCTGTAGTATCCATGATCTTACTGAGCGTTCCGGATGGCTTGACGGTTGTGATATTTTTAGGTCTCGGAGTCCCGAGTTCATCAGCCATTGAATAAGCACCTGCAGTAGCAGTTCGTTGGAGTTCNGTGTANTNGTATGCTCCCAGNTCNGGCCNNCGNACGATACCTGTAAGACCGACTCCACACAGACGGAGGAAGTCATTGTTAAGGTGCCAGGCTTCTTGGAGAATACCATCGCGGAGATCCACACAGGTCTGTCGGTAGTTAGCACGTGCGGCAATATGGATTGCTCGACGAAGTCCCGAAGAGTCACCTTTGAATTTGCCAACGTCTACCTCCGTGAGATTGCAGAATGATTTGTTACCCAGCAGGATCTCTGCACAGGGGTTGCAACCCTTGAACCACGGAGCTCGCTTGGTGGCTGTCTGGCCATTGATGAAACCTGGCTCTGAGCCACCGGCTTCCACCATGAGATCGAAGATGGCTTCCATCTCGGAGCGCAGAGGCTTGGTCTTGAACAGCAGTGAGTTGTTAGACTGGGCTCGCTGGATGTTGTTGATCCAGAAGTCCTTCTTGGCTACAGCGAACTCTTGCCACTCGTCTTCACCATAGGCGAACAGAGCAATTTCCGCAGAGCGTCGAGAGCTGAGGACAGTGCCAAGCCAATTAACAATATCAAGGATATCAATCCGAGTAAGCAGACTGCCAGCGCGACGATTAAGGATGTGAAAAATTGCTTCATAGGCTTTGGCGATGGCGGCATCACCTGAAGAGATCCAGCCGTAACCCTTGAGGCGGTCACCAGCAGGACGGATTTGAGAGAAGTCCAGGATCAGCTTGTCGGCTGCATGGGGGTGAGCCATCATTTTGCCAATGGACTTGGCCCAGGCTTCAGCAGAGTCACCGACTGAGATCACCCAGGTCTTGCTATTGGGGTCATAGGTCTCACGGTTGGCCTCACGGCCACCCTTCTCGGTGCGTTCTGACTTGATTACTTCGAGTTCAGTAATCGGCTTACGGAAGCCAGTAAGCTGCCCCACCACAGGAGAGAAGCCAACGCCACAACCCTGAAGTAGTAGCCAAAGAACATCGACAACGTCTTGTACAGTTTCAACATTTGTGAATGAGCAATTGAATTGAGAGGCCTCACGCTGCTGAGCAACGGAGGTACCACCCAGCCATAGGGTACGACCCGACATCAAGACCTTGCGATCCAACATGAGCTGACGGAGTTCTTCCAGCTCAGCTTTTCCAGTTGGTGTCAGAGCAGATGCGGCACGTTCCCACAGCCAACGCTGGTGGGAGATGACTCGATCTACGGTCTGTTCCCAGGTCTCAAAGTTCTTACCTGTGTCATCCGTAGGTCGGTTATAAGTTCGTCGTGTAATTAGCTGAGCGCGGAGGGAGGGATTAGCGGTTGTCACCATTGCCTTGAATTGTATTTTTAGATTGGCGGTCAGCCAGTTTATGAATGTTGCCAACGGCTATGTCATGGAGATCCATGCCGTTGTCCTTAGCAATCGCAGCGATATGCCAGAGCACATCGCCTAGTTCCTTCTTCAGGTTTGCCCTGTAGTCCTCGATGTTGCCACCATCACGGATCAGCTTGGCTTCTAGGGAGAGAACCTCCCCTGCCTCAGCGCCCAGGTTCAACATCGCATACATGGCATCAGCCGTAGGAAGTCGGAAGGACAGAGCCTTCATTTGATATTCAGTAAAGTTCATCGTAGTTCTCAATGAGGTACTCAAGGTAATGCTTGGCTTTCTCCAGGTCCTCGACCTTGCCCTTGCCCTTGTGACGCAAGACGTACTTGACAATGTTACCTTCCCAATAGTTCAGGTCCCAGGCACGGATGATGTCCCATGGCTGGATCGGATTGAAGTAGTGGTCGCCACCAACCTGTCTCTGACTAATAGCCTTGAAGGCTTCATCTTCCTCATCGGTGACAGGAGGGTCGATATCTGGGAACAGTGTGAGTTTCTGAGCGGGATTGCCACCGAAGAACTTGTTCAGTTGGGGGTCCATAAAATTACTTTCTTCTGAATATCGTCATAGTCTTCTGCACGGAGGATGCGAGCGACACGGGCTTGCACCAGTGCCTCTTCCTCACCAAAGCCTGCCTTGTCGTAGGCCTTGACCACGTGCTTCCAATAGAGCTGTCTCAGCTCCTTAGGGTTAGCCCAAGGGGTACCCTCGTCCAGTGCTGCCTGGAGGATCTTCTCGGCTGTCTTAGGACCAATCCCAGGGCAACCTGCATAGCCATCGGTGGCATCACCCATGAGGGCCTGCACCATGTGCCAGTAGTCAGCCTGGTGCTCAGAGATCTCAAAGAACTCATCGCGGCCAAAGTTGTAGTGCTTGCCGGGGATGGTCTTGAAGTCCTTGTCCAGTGAGCAAATGATGAACTCACGGACAGGCTCCAGCTTTGACTTGAAGGTCGCATAGATCCCGATCGTGTCGTCACCCTCCAGCGTAGGCTTGGAGATGCACTGGTAGTTACCCCTTGCATATCCTTGGATGGCCTTGAGGAGCATCGGCTTGCGGGTGCCAGCACGGTTGCTCTTGTAGGTGGGGAGCACTTCCTTCCTCCAGTTCTCCTTGTCGGAGAATACCAGAAGGGAATCATCAGCATCGACCTTGGTGCAGATCGTGCGCAGGAGAGAGTCAAAGTGTGCGAAGGCCTCGTCCTCAAAGGCGTGAAGGGTCCACAGACCATCACCCCAATCGTAGGCCTGCTCGGATACTACTGCTGCTTGGTAGGCAAGGATGTCTGCGTCGATGAGAGCAATGCGCATACTTTTTCTTTCTCTTCGTAATTCATCAAAAATTCCCATGACACTGGAAACAGTGATGCCATCTCGTCGGAGACAGCCTGGGCAACAACACGGGTCTCAGCCTGTGTGTGAGGGTCTAGACGGAGTTGGCACATACGAGCCCAGGCGTAGAGGGTTCCAGTCCAGATCCACTCAGTCATGGTGTTCTGGGGAAGAACCATACGGGCCTGCTCAGGGCAGATACCGGCACGGATCATGTCGCTGTAGTGGCTCAGAGACTGACCCACGAACTTCTTTGAAGCCTCGACCCATGCTGGATGGGCAGTCTCGTCTGAGCTACCCTGCTTCACGTTCTCCGCCTTGAGACGATAGTCATCTGGGAAGAAGAACTCAGGCATCTGGTCCACGTACCTGCGGCTCACCTCGTTCCATGAGAACCCTACGGTGTGCTTCACGAGCTGACGTGCCACGAAGATCGGTGCCTTGACTCGGAAGGTTGCTGAGCAGTGAGCGAAAGGGGACCAGTGATTGTGCTTGGCCAGGTACTTGATGAGTCCCCGGTCAGTGGCATGATCAAACTCGGCTCGCTCCTTTGCGAAGCTCACGCGAGCAGCGTTCACCACAGTCAGGTCAGAGCCCATGTGGTCCATGTATTCAACATCAATGTCAGCAATCAGCATTGTTTAAAGTTCCAAATGTGGTGGGTTTTGAATAGCCTGAAAGTACTTCAGGAGATGTGGGTTATCCATTATGACGGACAACATACCGGATGCCATGCGACGGACGACTTGCTCTTCCATAGCACCGCCTTCGGAGATCGACATACAGTACCAAACTGCGTGGAAGATCTCGTGCAAGAGAGTGTCGGCTTCCTCAACAGGATGCTGCCCCTCTTTGATCACGATAATACACTGGTGATTATTGCAAATCCCCAGATTCTCTGTGCCCAACAGTGCGTCTTCCTCGTAGCAGACTACGTAGTTTCTGCCCATGACACGCACTGCATTAGGTCGCAGCTTCTCATGTTTCATAAATAACCTTCTTCACGGAGGAGACCCAGACCCTCTTCCGTTATTCGCCATATGCGCCCGTAGGTGTGGGGGGCTTCTTTTGTGGTGATCAACCCAAGGCTGGCCAAAGCTGCCACCTCCTGGTCGAACTCTCGGGAGATGTTCGATTGGAGAGGGAGGCCCTGACGGTATGCCCGTAGGAGGATCTGATTGAATGATTGTCGGTTCATCAGTGTGTGTCGGCCCATGTCGTGCCGATCTTTGATTCGCCAGCCAGAGGGCAGCGGAACCCGAAGTGCTCCC